TTTCGACTGTGCCGTCATCATTAGCTGGTGCTGTAAATTTTTCTTGACTTTTGGTGTCTTTGATTTTCTCAAATTTAAAACCAAATAGTTCTGCCATAATAAAATCTCCTTTATTGTCTTTTATTTATAAGGTAAAAAAAGACTATATTAGAAGTTAACACCACTAACTGAGTAGTTTTGATATTTCCATTCACAAGTGAACACACCTATCTCTGTACCAGCTGCAGAATCTAATGCAGCAATACCACCAACATTTAATGGCCATGCATTTTTAAAGATAAATGTTTTTAAAACTGTATCATCTCTATCCAATAGTTCAGCAGTTAAGTCTGTTGCATAATCTGATAATGAATTAACACCTGTGTTATTATCAAAGTCATTGATACCATTTGACCATCTTTGTAATGCATTTAGAATCATCATGTCTGTATCCATATAGAATTCAGTTGACCAAGAACCAGTTGTATCTCTATCTCCAGCAATAGCTATTTTTCTACCTCTGTAGTTAAGTTCTAATTCACCTAAAACTATATCTGGTAGTGTAGTGCCTTTACATAGAAAAGAAGTTCTTCTTACATCTAATCCAATTGCAATGCCAGGTGGTGGGGTAATTGTTACACGAAACTGATTGGTACGATAACCACCACCGATTAAATTTGCTTTAAAGTCGTCTATTTGTGCCATGATTAACCTCCTACCTCAGAAAATGCCACCCCTGTACGAGTTGCGACAAAGTTTAATGTGATGAAGTTAATAGCACGATTTGGTTTTACAAATATATCTGCAACAAATTCGTTTCTATCAATAACACTTCCTGTGTTGTTTGATGTATCACAAACTACTGAAAAGTCTGTAATACCTCTACGACCTTGAACATCTCTTAGGAAAGGTTCAATTAATTGTCTAAATTGTGCCCTTGTAAACTCATCATTGAATTCAAAGAGTTGAAACTTAGCAGCAGTAGCGATTGCTTTTTCTAATACTAAGAACAATCTTCTTACATTGATTCTATCAAATGCACTTGGTTTAGTTAACGCAGTTCTATCACCAAACAATACCACGCCTTGGCCTGGGAAGTTAACAACAGGGTTAACTCTTGATTGATATAAAACATCTCTATCTGCTTGGTCAGGATTAAATGATAATTTAATCGCACCTCTGATATTACCTCTAGTATATCCAGCAGGTGAGAACCATGCATCAGCAACTTGGTCTGTGTTTGCACACAATCCAGCGACTGAACCATTAAGTGGTACAAATCTATATACATCATTGTACTTGTCATACATGTACATATATCCACTATCTAATACTAAGTAAGATGAACTTGGTATTAAGTCAGCAGCAACCTCAACATTTTTTGCTTGTTGAGTAGATGTTGTAACCCCTACTGTAGCAGAACGATATGGTGATGCAAACGCAACACAATCTTTTCTACCCTCTACAAGATTTACTAACATAGTTACATGAGTATCTTGAGCAGCGGCAGTATCTCCAACGATACTTGATGAACCACCGATTACTAAGTTGATATCTTCTGTGTCTGCATTTTTAAACTTATCATATGCAAGTTCAATTTCTCCAGCAGTTGTAGAGAAATCATCTGTTCCACCTGTTAGTTCATCAATAGTTATTGTATCTACAGCAGTATATGTTGATGTAGTATCTGTTCCCCAGTTACTACCAGCTGATATGTGGTCTGTCCAATAAATAAATGATGATTGTCTAAAGAGTACATCTGGGTAGTAAATACTATCACCTTGTGGTGATTTAGCAGATGAGTTTTTAGACATAAATCCAAATGTTTCTATTACTGCTTTTGTTCTATTACCAGCAGTATCTGTATCAAAACCTGTTATATCCCCTGTACCATCAGCAACGACAACATGTAATTCATCGCCAGCACCTTTACCATTGTCTGTATTATATTGTGATGTGCCTGGTGGGCCTGAAAATAAGTCAGCATATTTCCAGCGTCTTTTAATTTTAGAATCGTTTGGAATTGCAGTTTGTAAACCAGCACCATTAGGGTCATCTTTTAATCTAACTGTTAATGCATTAGTTGATGTATTGATTGCAGTAACTTGATATTCGTTAAAGTCATCTACAGAAGTTGTGTTTGATGTGTCTGAATAGAATGAGATTAAATCTCCTACATTAAATGCATAACCAGATGCATCAGCGTCATCTACTACAATTGTTGTATCACCTACAGCAACATCTGCTTGGTTTACTAAGTTATTTGTACTTAAATCTTGTTCGTATCCTGTGCTTGTAGCACAAATTTCTACTTTGATTCCATTTGCCCATGTTCCTGCTGTTCTAGCAGTCCACTCTCCATTAGAACCTTGTCCTGTTGAGAAACTTGCTAAATAATGGTCATCATCTCTAATTAAAACACCAGAGTTTGCTCCAGCATTTGTGATTGCACTTTCTGCTCTAACGACCTTTAATGAGTTTCCATATTTTAAAAAGTTGGCAGCACTAAAAAATGTTTCAAACTGATTACCTGTAGTAACTGGTTTACCAAATATTTCTACTAGTTCTTCTTCACTAGAAATATTAACTACCGAAGATACAGGACCTTTTTGGAAAGCACCAGCGATTGCACCAATACTTGTTGCAACGGCAGGAACTACATTAGTTAAATCAATTTCATTTACTTGTACGCCTGGTGATACTAAAAACGCCATGTCATACTCCTATTGTGTATTTCTTTGTCTTTCATTTATTTATAAAAAACTTATATTACAGTTTGTGTTTTTATATGTTTTAGAACATATAAATAAAATTATGTCAAGTAGTCATTACAAAAAGTATAAAGAAACTATTAAAGAGGTTACAAAACGAAATTATCGTAAAAGAGTTTCTTCTTTGAACCAATATTTAGAAAATAATAAATGTGTACATTGTGATGAATCAGAGATAGCTTGTTTAAAATTTTACCCCCATGATAAAGAGATAAGAAAGACTATTAAAAGAGTAGGAATGAATAGCACTAGTAGGAAAACTGTCAAAAGACTAGTGGATTCATCTAAGATAGTTTGTTCTAACTGTTTGATTAAAATAGAAAACGATTTACTAGACCCAACCTTTCTATAACTACCAATCAGAATTAAAATCTCTAACTACAGTAGTCCACCTAGTTCCATACTCATCTACTTCTTCTTCTGGGTCATCTATTCCATTATCAATAAATCCAAAAGGCGCCATATCTTGTTCTAGTTGTTCTTTCTGTTCAGCGTACATTCTTTCACGAATATCATTATCAGTTAATTCTTTGAAGTATGTTTGGTCTACTGCCCATGCAAATAAAAATAAACATGCAACTAAATCGTCTGTGCAACCATCATCAGCTTGCCACGAAGAACCTTTGACTACAAATGTGGATAGTTCACTCATCATATCATAGTCTGGTATTAGTAGTTTATCTGATTCTATTAATTGTTTTAAATTAGAACAACCTACTCTCTTAACTGCTTTTGTTGTTCTAACTCCTAACTGTGCCTTTCCACCAGAAAATCCAGCCCCTAGTATTTGTCCAGCACGACCACGCATAGACGCCATAACTAAGTTATCATATTCCAAATCAAACTGTAATGCGTTTGCAACTTGTTCACCTATGTCATTTACCTCTACCAATACAAAACACTCATTATATGCTTTTGCAACTTCGTGTATTTTCTGTGGGAATATTAGAGGTTTGATTTCGTTGTTTCTATATTTTGCAACCACTCTATATGGCATTTCTGTTACATCTAAAACTACAAATGCTGAGTAATCCTGTGATGTTCCTCGTGAAACATCAGCAGTAAGAAAGTAAGTTTTCTTTGGGTCTGGTTTTTCAAAGATATCTAAATCAGCGTGAGATTGTATTGGGTCAACATAAGGCATTACTTTTAACTTGTGTGGTGCAATCAAAGTATCAATAGAACCTAAGAACTCACATTCAAACTCTGAGTTGAATTGAGATTGAGATGTGTTTCTGATTGTTTCTTCTTTCCATACTTCATCTCTGCCTGGCACTTCTGACCAATGCACTTCTATTGGAACATAATCATTCTTTTTACTTTGTGCATCTGTCCATAGTTTGTAGAACATATTCATACCATGTGGGGTAGATACTATCATTACCTTTGTAGATTTACCAGATGATATTGTGGGATATACAGAACTAAAAAATTCTTCAGCTAATGTTGATGGTACATATGCAAACTCATCAAGGAATATAATGTTATAAGAACCACCACGAATTGCACTGGCAGATGTTGAAGCTGCGAGAATACTTGAACCATTCTCTAAATCTAAACTTCCTTTGTTCCATGAGATTACACCTTGTTGTAACCACTTAGGTAAATTTTCATATCCTAATTGTAATCTGCCTAGTATATCTCTAGCAGTAGATGATTTGTTTGCAAGTATAGCAACATTTACATTTTGATTAAATAAAACATAGTGTAATAGATATGCAATAATTGTTGTTGACTTACCAGACTGTCTAGGAAGTTTACAGATAGTAAAACGATTATCATGAAATGTTTGTACCATGTTTCTTTGAAAGTCATACATTTTAAATGGCACAAGACCTTCATCAAGAGATACAATTTTCATATGCTCTTGTATAAAGTAAACAGGGTCATCCATACACTTCTGATATTCTTGTATCTGTTCTTTCGTAAACTCTACAGGAACATTCGCTTTCTTTAGTAAAGGATTACCTAGATATTGATTGACATCTGTTGTAGCCATTAGATTTTTTTATTGATATATCTTATTGCAGTATACACTACAAGTCCTAGTATAATATACATTATACCATCAAACCAACTTATGTCATTTAATAAGTCTGCTGTGATAAAAGATAAATCCATAATTATTTCTCCTTATCTTTTTTTAGTAACTTCTGTAGTTCAGCAGTAGAACCTACATACAATGCATTTGTTACATTCTTCGGTGCATTGTTTGGAACTTCTTTTAATCGTTTCATGGAAGCTTGTAACTTACCGAGTTTTTCTGTTATGTCAGCAACTTGTGAAATTAAATTACCTGCTACTTCATAACTTCTAGGGTGGTCGGATTGTTTGGCAACTTCTAATATACCATCAATCGCATCTTGACCTCTTTCAATTAAATTATAAAAGTTCTCTCTCTGATATTTATAATCTGTATCAACATCATCAAGTGTATTATCTCTTTTAACTGTAAGAGTATCTGGTTTTTTTTCAACAAGCTCTGCTGTCGATTCTTCGATATCTAGAATCTCATCTAGAATATCTTTTGTTTTGTTACTCATAACTATTTCACCTTTCTAGTTTTTACATTAACATTTCTCAAAGCCCTTATGGACTTATCACTTAACATGTCTGCAACTAACTTTTCATCTTTTCCTTTCAGTATAAATTTGCCTATACCCTTTGTAATTATTTCTGGTGTAGGTCTTCTTGTATCCTTATATGTTTTAATATATTCTTTGGCAAAATTTAAAGCTTTACCAGTCTTATCTGTTACTTCTATATCTTCTTTTAATTTTTTAAAAGTTTTCATTATCTTGTTTTTACTGCATGTTGTGGATTGTTACCAATATCAATAACTTTAAATGTTCCATCAGATAAACCTTTTTCTACTTGTGTTCTAGTAAGAGGTGGTATTTTATCTCTGCCTTTTAAATGTAACACTAATGCATTTGCAACCTTATCAGTTTCATA